TTATTATTGGATGTGGGCATATCACATTTATGTGAATAAGATGCAGAAAGAAATACAACTTACAGATCCAAAGTATCGTGAAACTTTTTGTGGTAAGGTGATGGGACTTTCTGCCTATGGCAATCTCAAAGAGTTTAAAAAGGATTGGAGAACACACTTTGAAGGTATACCACAGGTTGCACTTGAATCTTTGCCTGGTCGTGACTTTAATTATGGTAATCTTTCACCAGAGAATAAGGCAAAGCAACTTCAATATAATTTTGAGAATGGGATGCTTGAATGGATGAAGGAACTTAAGGAGCAGGATTACATCAATGATAATCTTTGTCTTGCAGGTGGTGTTTTTCTAAACATACTTGCAAACTCTGTGCTTCGTAAGAATGAAGTTGTAGAAAACATTCATATACCACCATTCCCAGATGATACTGGACTCTCATTTGGAGCAGCATGCATTGGTGCATTTAAAAATAAAGATGTTGTTAAGTTACCACATAATATTTCTTTACTTGGTAAAACTTATAGTGATGAGGAAGTTGAGAAGGCAGTTGAAGGAACCTCATATAAAAAGTATGATGACTTTGATGAACTATGTAAGGTGACTGCTGACCTTCTTGCTGACAATAAGATCATAGGTTGGTTCCAGAATCGATCTGAGTTTGGTCCGAGAGCACTTGGTTCAAGGTCAATACTAATGAATCCAAAACCAAAGAAGAACAAAGATATTGTAAACTCACGTATCAAACACCGTGAAGAGTGGAGACCTTTTGCAGGTATTATGCTCGAAGAGTATCAAGAGGATTACTTTATCGAAGATTATCCAAACGAGTATATGTTATACTCATTAGTTGTCAGACCACATATGAGAAAACACATTGGAGCAATTACCCATCAGGACGGAACTTGTCGAATTCAAACTGTAAATGATAAGTTACACCCAGAAGTTACTTCACTTCTACAAAAGTATAATGAGAAAACTGGATGTCCGATACTATTGAACACATCATTTAATGACAATGGTCAACCTATCATTGAGACACCTCAGGATGCAGTTGATACATTTAATAAAATTGATTTAGATTACCTGATAATTAACAATTTCTTAATTAGTAAAAACAAATAAATAAAATTTTAAGAAGCATATGAATTTTGCAGTCTATTCAAAGGATGGATGTCCTTACTGTGATAAAATCAAACAAGTTTTAGACTTGACAAAGACTAGTTATGTGGTCTATAATTTAGGAGAACAGTTTGACAGAGAATCTTTTTATGATGAATTTGGTGAGGGTGCAACTTTTCCCCAAGTATCTGTTGATGGAAGAAAACTAGGGGGTTGTATAGATACAATCAAATATCTTAAAGAAAATCAAATCATTAAGGTATGATATAAATAATCAAAATGAGGTAACGAAATGACGACTGAAACAATACTCACTTTAGCTTTACCTATATCATTTTTATTATTTGTAATCGGGGTATTATTTGGTTGGATCGCTAGAGATTATATGCTAAACTATAGAGAGATACCAAGACCACATCCTGAGATGTTTGATATGAACGGGAACTTAGTTCCAGACGAAATTGTCGCATTTAGATTTGAAGATTATGACGAAGACACCAACAACGAAGAAGACTAAAACTGCTACTGCAAAAGCAAAACCTTCTCAAAAGAAAACTACACCAAAAGCATTACCAAAGTTACCACTAAGACCTCTTGCATTTGAAGTCTTAGATTTAGTATCAAAACAAAGAACAAAAGCAAAGAAAATTGAAGTTCTAAAAACCTATGAAGATATTTCATTGAAGATTATCTTGATATGGAACTTTGATGAGAGTGTGCAGAGTGTTCTTCCACCAGGTGATGTTCCATACTCTGGTTATGATGACCAGAACACTTATAGTGGAACTCTATCCACAAGGATAACTGAAGAAGTTCGTAAAATGCATGAGACTGGTTCTTTCTCACTAGGATCAAGTGACCAACAAGGACATACCACAATTCGTAGAGAAGCAAAACATTTTTATCATTTCGTTCAAGGTGGTAATCCTGCGATGAATATGATTCGTCGTGAAACAATGTTTATCAATATTCTTGAAGGTCTTCACCCATTAGAAGCAGAGATTGTTACCTTATGTAAGGACAAAAGACTTGGTGAAGTTTATAAGATTACAAAAGATGTTGTGGCAGAAGCATACCCAGACATACAGTGGGGTAATCGAGGATGACAAAGACAAAATTAGAAGCAAAGAGCAAACAAAATATGTGGACGAAAGCAGAGAAAGAAGAGAGTAAAGAAAAATATGGTTGCGAGATTGTGATTGAAAATGGATCTCTTAATGAAGTTCGTACAACAAATGCTCCTACCGATTCGTATATTGCACACTATATTCATGATGAAAAAGATCATTATGATCTTGTAAGAGGTACGAGAGTTAAAATATTTGATATGTACTATGATAAGTTCAAGAGTGGTTTGAAGTCAATCGAATATGGTTTTGGTAATGTTAAACCAAACCTATGGGGATATAAAACACCGAGCAAAAACAAAAAGCGAAAGTAGTTTCAAAAATACCGCAAAAAAAATTCGCCAAAATTTTTTCGCGTGTAGGGTTTTTACGAAAGTCAAACCCATTATTTAGACATCAAATATTTCAAACTGTGTGTTGAATCTAAAAAAATTATAAAATTGTAACACAAATTACAAAACTACTTGCCTATATAGTTTGAATGTGTTAGTATTAACACAACGTTCATCCAAATGATAGAACTCACACTACTGGCAACACTCCTTGCTGAACATAATGCTTCTCATTGGGAAATGTCATGTTTAGAATGGAACCAAAACAGAATCGAGATACTTAGTGATAAGAATCTTAATTCTGATGCTCACGAGTATCTTATTGATTACTTGAGAACTAAGGTGTCAGATGATTGTGATGCTTTTATCATTGGACGCAAGTAAGCCGACTCGGAACGGGTTCGTTCATCCCAATTAACCAATGTATGAATTACTCCTCAGTCTTATAGCAATCGGTGCTCCACTTAACTGTGAAGAAGCGAGTGAGTTGATGGGATCCATGCGTAGTTATTCTCCTAACAGAGAAAATACTATTAGTGTTATCAAACATCATACTGTGGAAGGATGTGACATTGATTGGGACGCAAAAGCCGACTGAAGGAACGGGAACACGGATCACTCGCAAGAGTTAAAGGTGCAAAGTCCAATTACTTTAGGAGAAACCAAATGGCACAAGTCACATACAGAGGAGTTAAGTACGACTCTAAAGAGTACAACGCTAAAGTGCTTGCCGAAGCCGAGCAAGCTAGAAATCATGATCTAATGTATCGTGGTCTCAAGGTTGTAAGAAAGGTAGCAGGAGGCAAGTAGATGTTAGAAGTCACAGAAATCCTCGCTGCCAGCGTAGTTTTCTTGATGATCATCTATGCTGAAGCTAGATTCTTGTATAGCAAGAGTTAAAAAAACATGAAGGGGGTTGAACCCCTTCTTTTTTTATGCTATACTATGTTCAAAATACGTTTGTTATGGACAGAGACAAATTAAAGTTACTAATTCGTCAACTAGAATTCACACTTGATGCAATAAAAGCAGAAGTTTATTCTGATACTGATGCTTATAAAAATTCACACGCATTTGAACAAACAAACGATTACGACGAACTTTTCGATGACGACGATGGCTACCCAGACTAGTAGAGCAAGAAAAATGCTAAATTTGCTCAAAAAATTAGCAAAACAAGACTATCTATATACTGAAGAAAAATTAAGGGAAATAAAATCTCAGATTAGAGTATTAGAGCATGAACTCTCTGAAATGGAGAAAAAAACTTTTAAAGGATTTGGTAAATGAACGTAAAATTAGTAAGCATTACACCCGATGCAGAAAAAACTATGGCATATATTGCCAGAGTATCTAATCCTTCAAATCAGGACAATGAAAATTTTGCAGGATTATTGAGATACTGTATCAAACATCAACATTGGTCTGTCTTTGAACAATCTTCAATGACACTTGAGATTGAAACTACCCGTGGTCTTGCAGCACAAATACTAAGACATCGTAGTTTTACATTTCAAGAATTTTCACAGAGATATGCCGATAGTAATTTATTAGGTGAAATAGAATTACCAGAATTAAGAAGACAAGATACAAAGAATCGTCAAAATTCGATAGATGACCTCGATCCTGCGGTTGTCGAAAAACTAGAAAAACAAATGAATACCTTGTTTAGTTCTTCTTTGGCATTATATAATCAAATGCTAGAATCAGGTGTAGCAAAAGAGTGTGCTCGATTTGTATTACCACTTGCTACTCCAACCAGACTTTACATGACTGGTTCTTGTCGTTCTTGGGTTCATTATATTAATTTAAGAAGTGCTCATGGAACTCAGAAAGAGCACATGGATATTGCTGAAGCATGTCGCAAGGTGTTTACCGAACAATTTCCTTCGGTATCAGAGGCTTTGGAATGGGTCTAAATAACTTTACAATACTTTATAATTATGGCTACATACCCTGTTGTTAATATGTCTACTGGTGAGACAAAAGAAGTGTCAATGAGTGTGCACGATTGGGACAAATGGAAAGAAGATAACCCAGATTGGACAAGAGATTACTCTGATCCATCTACCTGTCCTGCATCTGGTGAAGTTGGTGAGTGGAGAGATAAGTT